TTACTCGGCTGTTGCGTTTTTTAAATTGGGTTCAGCTTCACTCTGTTCACTTTCAATATTGCGTTTAGTTCCCTTGAACATTGCCTCCATTATTGAGTTTTTGTAGGTTGTAAGCTGAAGTGGAGAAGTTAAAAGTTCCACTTCTTCCTCAGTCAACAGTGGCTTTGGTTTGTCCCTGTGCGATAGGTTATATATCAAAATTGACTGGTTTGCAAGGAGGGATAATAGCCATACAACCTCATCAAGTGCCATATCAAAGTTTTCAGATTTCATCAGCTTATCACCTAGATTTTCAAGTCCTCCATAGCGTTTTGCGATTTCTTTCGTGGCTTTGGGGGTGAGGATAAGGGTATAGCTTTTTTCACCGATTGTAATTTCTGCGTTTCTGTCGTTCATTCTATAACCCCTCCAATTTTCGCTTGTTCGTCAAGCCAAGATTTAGCCTGAGCCTCTGTTTCAAAAGTGGTTTCCTCTTTCCATATCCCCAAAATATCAGTCAGGATTGTCCCCTCAATAGTGGGCGTTTGAAAGTTTATGCTATCACCTTTAGTTTCAAGACTTTCATTTGGAATACCAAATTTAGCCTTGCGTAGCCATATTGATCTGTATTTTCTAACATTATCTTTTAGGGTTGTTGCGTAAAATCCTATCCCCACATATGCGCCGTCATCGTCACCTTTTGCTGTTAACTTTTGTCCACTCGGTGTAAGAGTTTCTAGGGTATGCCCTAAAATCAAAGAAAGCACTTCATAGCTTAAATGATCACCGTTTAGTGATACTTTTCCAGACTTAAATTCCTTGACGTTTTCAATAATTCGATTATCCCCATAAAGAGTACCCTCGTTAATTTCAATAGAAATATCGGCTTTTATTGCATACGACATCACCATTCCATTTTGGTATTCGACTGTGCTTTGGGTTTCGGTTAGTGGCGCGCAAATTAAATATTCTAATCCGATTTGTGCCATGTTAATTTCCCTCCAATTCATAAAAATTCGCCACATCTATGGCATAATGATGATAACCTGTATCGTGCTCATGCCCGATGTACCGCCTATCAGTTATAGTGAAATCAGCTTGCAGGAGAGTTCCTACAAGCTGATTTTTAAGTTTAATGTAGTTTGATTTAGAAAAAAGTGATATTCTAACCTCTTGAATTTCAGCTTTAGGCAAATTGTCACAGAACAGTTCAAAGGTGTCTGAAAGGGGTGTAAGCACTAAATATTC